TGCTGCTGGGCCGTCAGCGTTGCCGATGTAGTCACGTGCACCTGGCACGCCAGCCTTAGCCTTTGCTACTGCCACGACCAAACTTCATGTCTTTAGGGTTGAAGTAGCGCAACGCTGTGGGGCAGACCGCGCCGATTGCAGCTGCTAACAATGCGCCTGGTTCGGTGTTGCCTGATACTGCTAGCGCCACGACCGCGGCGAGCATTGAGCGCCCATAAGAGGCAAGTAGGGCTTTGTCACTTGGTTTCATGTGTTGGCTCCTTTGCCTTTGATTTTAGCCCGTTGCCAGCGACAAGACCTGACAATGTGCCTGTTAGGAATACGCACAAAGTTGATAACAGGTCAATGATCTGGGCGTCTGTTGGGGCTTGTTCCATTGGCTGGTCAATAAACAGAATTCCGTAGATGAATGAAATGATCGTGAACGCAAAGCATATTGCCATGATGCGACCAACAAATACGATTAGCCCTGCGTGGTGTTGTTCAGGTGTTTTACTCACAGCTGGCCTTCGTAAAGCACTTGTACTCGACATTAGTTTTGCTAACCGTGCATCCACTACAGCCCCAAACTACGACCGCGATCAGCAACGTGTAACCAAGTAAATATCGCCATTTCATGCTTCTGGTGGTGTCGGTGGTCGTGGGTCATAGAACTCGCCGTATTCTCCAAGTGTTGCATCAAAAATGTAACCAATGCCAGCGTAAGTATTCCTAAATGAACCGCTGTATGACGTCTGTATCCATGTTCCTTCAATGCCAAGCGATGCTAAGAATGCTTGACCGACTGGCTCGCTTTCTGGAAATGGCAGATCGTCAATAGTTGCATTGTTTACTACGTCAACGCGTAGGACTGTGTTTGTGTCGTCTATTTGTGCGAAGTGTGCCATCAGAATGTGATGCTTCCTGTGCCGGTGAATTGATAGATATTAAATCCGCCTGTGCGTGTGTACGTTGGTGAGCCTGTTGTTGCAAAGGCTGTGTCGAATGCGTCGGAGTAACGGATAATTACCACACCCGAACCGCCGTTGCCACCTGTTGCAAGGTTGTTTCCACCACCACCGCCGCCTGAACCTGTATTTGCTGTTGCGTTTGTTGATGAGTTTCCGTCAGTTGCACCGCCGCCGCCGCCAGTACCTTGCGTACCAAATGCACCGCCACCGCCACCACCAGCGCGCGCCACGGATGAACCTGTGATTGAGCTGCTTGTTGACGTTCCGCCGTTACCGCCTACACCAGTAGATGAGTTTGCGCCTACTGAAGCCGAACCACCACCACCTGAACCCGCGTTTGATGATGTTGCTGATGTTGTTCCACCGTCAAAACCTTCACCACTTACGCCAGTACCGCCCAACCGTATTGTTCCAGATGATGCACCACCGCCACCACCTGAACCGCCATTAAGACCTGCGGTGTTGTTTGTTCCACCGCCACCACCACCAGTTGTTGAAATTGAGTTAAACGATGACGACGTGCCACTTGAACCGTTTACAAAAATACCGCCAGTTGCACCACCGCCGCCGATTGTGACTGTGTAACTAACGCCAGGAGTGACCGACATTCCGCTCGCTGTTTTGTATCCGCCTGCGCCACCACCGCCACCAGTACCACCGCAACCGCCACCGCCACCCGAAATGAGCAAATACTCAACAGAGGTGACAGGGTTTGACGCGCCGACGCCGGCAAGAATTTGCATGGCTTACGCCGTCAAGTTGCCAACAGCAACCCAAGTGTCAGACGCAATCTTGACGCAAGTTGCCACCGCATATTGTGCAGATGTTTTGAGTTTGCTTCCAGCAGATCGAATGGTCACACCTGCGCCTGGAGCAATCGTGACCTGACCAGCACCGAGTTGCATGATGTTGATCTGGGTTCCAATACCAAAAGCGACTGTGCCGTTCGGTGGAATAGTAAAGGTAATTGCAGACCCATTATCAAAGGTAATTAGATCTCCGTCATCGCCTAAAACAGCCGTGTAAGACGTGCCAGTCTGCGCGTTTAACGCAATCATGGCTGTCGCCATAGCGTCTAATTCTGCTGCAAGAAGTATTTGTCCTGCCGTGAAGTCTTGCCTTGTTGCCATAAGTGCTCCTATCCTAAAGCATTTGTCGTGTCAATGGTGCCATATAGCGGGTCATCTAAGATCAGCTCGTAAACGATTGTGGTCGGCGCGGTGCTGTAAAGGACGCTGTGGCCTGTGCTGAAATCCAGCCGATGCTCGATGCCCTCAACTGACAGCTCTTGCGCCAATTGGGTCGTGCCAGTACCGCTAGCAAATGTTTTTTCTACGCTGATTGTGTCACCAATGTCTAGGGTCGCCAGCGTGTCTTTTTGGGCTGTGGTCAGCATCAGATATTTCGTTGCCACGGACGTGTAACGGGCTTCGGGCTCTGGGTTAAGCAGATAGTCGGCAGCGTCATCAATGCTTGTTTGTTCGTGTAGCAGGCTGTTTGTGATGCTTGTGGTCTGGATGAAATAGGTCGCAATAGACCCTGCATCGGTGGCGGTAGCGGTAGCACCGTCAAGCCCTGTCACAACAACACGGTTAATTACCGAGTCGGCTTCAAACGAAATCCCTACCCCGTCATATTTAAAATTGGTGCCGTCATCATGGAACGCTGCGACAGGCGCGCTTAACGTATTGCCCACACGCGGCTGAAAGGTCAAGACCCCCGCGCGTGACATGAACAATCTGCCAAATTCGGCGGTCTGGTTTATTTGGCTTATGTATTGCAGCACGTTTGTTCCTGCCGGCACGGTGTACGCCGAACTGTGGCCTAAATTGACGGTGCCTGTGGCGATGCTTCGAGCGCCTGCTGGAAAGTCAACCTCTGGCAGGTCTAAGACTGTTTCTATGCGTTCGCCTGAGGTCTCTGGGGTGACGTTTAGTTCGTCTAGGAATGTTTGTGCGAGTAGGTAAAACTGGTCAGCGCAATACACGGTCACGGTGTCCAGACCGCCAAGCGCGAAGTTGTAGTCATAGTTGACGACATATCCGCTAAACAATGATTCGGGCACGTTAGTTGAGCTGTAACGGATTAGTCGGACTTCGCGCAATGGGGCAAGCCCAGGCTTTGCTTGTGGTGTGTCGTAGTACGGGCTGTTCTGGTCAAACGGGTTAAAAATGCCGTCCACGTCTTGAATGGTAAATGTCATGGTGCCAGCGCTGAACTGATCGCCCACGTCACGGCGACCGCGCCGCACATTGATGCTTGTAATCGAATCCAATACGTTGGCGAACTCGCTTGTACCGTTTAGCACGTATTCGGTGTTATTCAGTACGCCTTTAACTGGGTCGTCAAGAGTAAACGCATCTTGCACAAATCCTGTGGCGATCTGCAAGTCATAGTTGCCAGAGTCAACGACTGCTACGCCTGGCATTAGGCCACCTGTAACTGCAACGGCCCAGCGCTACGCGAGTAGGCGCGCAAAGCATTAACGACCGACTCACCGATCTCGGCACTTGTGGCAAGACCGCCTGTGACGTTGATAGTTATTCCGCCACCTGATTGCATGCGGTCTAATGGCACGACTGCTTCTGGGCCAGCCTCACCGATCAAGGCAAGCGTAGGACTCGACACAATGCCGCCCTCGGCCATACGTGGCAAACCTAAACGCCCTGCAACTTGTGTTGGTGTTCCGCCAATTTGTGGCACAGGTACATTCGGTACTTTAGGCAAATCAGGCAACAACGGGATTGAGTTGTACGCGCTGACAATTGCGTTAACCGCGCCAATTGCAGCGTTGACCATGCCAGCAAAGAACCCGATCACCGTGTTTACGATTGCTTTAATGCCGTTGCGGAACCACTCAAACTTGTTGTACGCGGTCACAAGCGCCACGACCAGCAATGCAATGCCGGCAGCGATCAGGGCAAACGGGTTGAGCGCCATGGCAATGTTGGTGACAACGATTGCGGCGGCTACTGCTGCGATTGCGCCAGCGATGGCGAGAAACGCTTCTGGGTTATCTTGAGCCCACATAGCAAACTTGTTAAGTATCGGGAGCACGGCCTCGACTACTGGCAACAACGCGGCACCGATTGACTCTTTGGTTTCGCCAATTGAGTTAGACAAAATCTTCATTTTGCCTGCAGCGGTCTCTGCGCTTGCAGCGGTAGCACCGCCGAACGTACCGCCAAGCACGTCCATAATTTCGTTAAGGCTGGCGCCCTCTTTAATCATCGTTGCCATCTCTGGGCTCAACGATCGCAACGCCTTAAAGTTTCCTTGGTATGCCTTAGCAAGCGCGTCTGCAACGGTGGCGCTGCTGGTGCCCGTGGCTGTACTTATGTCCATGACAAGGTTCATGTCGCGCATGGCCATGTCCACATCTTTGGTACCGCGCACAAGAGCTTCTAAAGCCAAGCGGTATTCGGTGTCAGCAACGCCAGACGCTCGACTCATCGCGCTGATCTGCTTTTCTACCTGTGCGGTTTGTGCAGCGCCAGCGCCAGTCACATTTTGCAAAGTAAGCGCTAAGGCCGCTTGTTCTTGCTGATCTTCCATCGCCGCTTTGGTTGCGTCACCAAGCGCCAAAGCCAAACCGCCAAGCGCCGCAGCTGCTGGCACGGCTGCCTTTTTAATTGCAAACTGTGCTTTTTCGGATGTTGTTTCCAGTTGTTTAAATTGGGCAATAGCCTTCTTAATCCCTTTGCCGTCAAACTCTGAAATAATTGGGATATTGATTGCCATTACGCGGTCTCTCTGTTCGCTTCATCCATAACGCGCCGTACCAACTGTTCCATTTCCCTTATTACATCATCGCGGCGTTGCTCGTATGCTCTCCACATTACTCGTGACCGAGGGCCATATCGTGCTGTTAACGCTTTGCCAAGCGCGCCAGCCATCGTGGTGTCAAACAGGGTTCCTGTGGCGCCTTGCCATTGGATCATAAAAGTACCTACGTTTACCTTGTCGCCAGCGTTGTTTTCTTTAATGTTTCGCGTGTTGATTTTGGCAATGATTCGCTGGTTAAATCCATCCACCCAGGGCAGAACTTCGTACCCAGATCGGTATTTGTACGCTCGAGCCATACCCGACAAAGGCGCTTTAGTTGGTACAAGGTTTTTGGCATCGTCAATAACAGGCTGAACGATTTTCTTGTAATCCTTGGTAATTTCTCGGCGTAGAGATTTGTCTATTTTGTTTAGCGTTTTTAAGGCTTCTTTAAGACCAACAACCTCAATGTTGCTTGTGACCGTTGACGATCGTTCCGTAAAACTTCGCGCTGGCATAATTACCTTCTTTTTTTGTTTGCCTCGTTAAGCACTTTAATGACCGTTGCCATATCGCGAGCGTCAAACACAATGTCGCTAGGCCACCAACCGACCGCGACCAATATCTCTGCTAGTTGGCGGCGGTAGGTGCCGCGTCCGTAGGGTTTGGGTCTGTCTCGTCCAGTACCGGCAGAATGTCGATGTCAGGGTTTTTGCTAAGCCATTCGCGCCAGTTGTCACCAACTTGTTCGCCTTTAATCTTCAAGATCGTGTGCATCCAACAGGCGTAATCCGAATACAACGGGTTTGCCGAGAGCTGTTGAATGTTGCGACGCTCAAGGCGTTCCCATTCGGTAACCACAAACAGGTTTGTGTAGTAATACTCGGGTGCGCTGTCGGGCGTGCGCTTTAATTGCAACTTAATTTTCATTGTTTCTCCTATGTCGGCTTGGAGCCGTTGATTACGGGTTGGTGGTATCCAATGTCAGCGCGCCACCCATGAACGTGAGGTCATAGGTTGACAACTCGCCAAGTGATGCGTTGATAACTGGCAACGACTCAAGGTAGCAACCAGTCAAAATAAACTTTGGGTTGGTTGCTGACTCTGCACCTGACGCTGGGGTCAAGGTGATGTTGGTCTTAGTGCCAACCAACGGAAACAAGGTTGCGTAAGTTTCGGTCGCTGCAAACGACGCATACATCGTCAAGGTCACTTCGTTGTTGACAAGGCCAGCGGTGTAACTGCGTGAGTTAGTGCCAAACGCGGTGTCTTCAAGCGCTTCAACCAGATAGGTCAATGTTGCTGCGCTGCACATGTCGGTCAAATCAACGCTGTTAATTGTGAGGACTGGGTTCGAGAGGTAAGTGCTACTGGCCATAAATGCTCCTTAGGTTATGTTCTGATAGTAGATGATTTGTGTTGCTTAGTTGTGGATTACGAAGTCTGGGCTTGGATAGCGCAATCAAGGTCGTAGCACGGATACAACGCGCCACCGATCTCAAGGCTTGACGGACGGCCACCCATCACGATGATCTTGGAGCCAAGCACGGTTGCAACAATGCTAAGAATCTGACGCAGCACCGGCAGACCTGCTGGGCCCGAGCCGATCACTTTCACAGGGAACTCGAGGCGCACCACGTTGCCGTTGCCTGCGATAGTCGTAAAGTTTGGCGCATCCAAGTACACGCAATTAGGTGCAAGTTTGGTCGGGTCGTTTACAACGCGCAGACCAGAGACCGCGGTAAGCGTCGCTGTGACGTCATCAATCGCTTCGTTAAACAGGTCGGTGTACGACATTAGGCAACCGCTGGACGGGGAATACCTAAGAGCTGCTTCACGATCGGGGTCAGGCTTTGCTGTGGTGCTGAACCCATGCCGTCAAACGTGGCGTAGGTTGACTCTATTGAGCCTCTGGAGCGCCACAGAGCGGCGCAATACATCAAAGTGCCTAATGTTGCATCTCCGCCAGGAGAGGTCGTTAGCGAGTCTATATAGCCGCTCTCCTGCCTTCGGCGAAACGCAAACTGGCATCCAGCCGACACCGATTGCGTGAGCAACGTGTAATCGTCTGATGGGTTTGTGATCGTGATGCCCAAATAGGTCATGACCTGCGCGGCAGTAACCCAAGTGCAAACAGGATCATTGACAACGGTGCCAGTTGCTGCAGTCCGCTCAACATCGCTTGCGGTCTTGGCGTAAAGCACTTGATCAGCAATAGGAACTTGGTAGTCGTACAGCAAGTCGCCCTGTGTATCAATACCAAGGAACAAATACTGTGGCAATGCGCGCACCGAGTAAGTGCCGTTAAATGTTGCGTCAACTCCAGCGACCGTGATTGAACTGCCGACTGCAATCTCGCTGGGGGTCAGGAGTTGCAGTACGGCAAAGTTGTCAATCAGGTACTTGTTAGTAACTGTGTAAGTAGCCATGGCGGTTAAGCCGCCTTTCTACTAAGCCTGGGTGATCTTGCGAATCATGCCACCGATTGCAGCAAAGGTGCTGACGTATCCATGGAATGAGAATTGACGACCCAAAACTGACGGCTGTTCAACGCTCATAAGGCCACGGATTGATTCGTAGAACTCGAATGCGTCGCCTTGGCCTTGACCAACACGGGTAATGATCATGGTCTTGGCAGCGAAGTTGCTGTCAACTACAAGTTGCAATCCGATTGGGTTGCCGTTCCATGATGTTGCAGATGCGTTGCCAAGTGCGTTCTGACCTGTGAGGCCTGCTCCGATGAATGGGAACAATGGACGCTTGCTTGAGTCCACAAGTTGTCCGAGCTGTGCCCATACGTCAACGGAAACGAACATGTGTGTCGGCATCCAGTTACGACCGCTTGACACGTCATTGGCTGCATCGTAAACGGACTTAAGGAAGTCTTCTGGAGTTCCGTCCCATACGCCTGACGAGTTTGCAGCGGCAAGCAGGTTGTCTGCTGCAAGGTTGTCCGATGCGATCATGTATTCGCCCATCAAGTCATTCAAGATCAACTGCATTGCACTTGGTGAAGTGAAATCCATGTCTTGTGCTGACAAAGTTACTTGGCCTGCAAGTGTTGTCTTGGTAACCGAATTTGAGGCAATGACCATTGTGGTTGCTGATACTGCGCCAAGTTCGTTTGCCTGTGATGCAACGCTTGTGTGCGTGGTAATGGTTGGACGGATAAAAGTTTTTGATTGTCCGCCATCTGGATAAGCGCGTGCGCCAAGTGCTTCCACGGTAGGCCTGATGAAATTTAGGTCCTGCACTAGAGGTCCAAGCACGGGTACTGGCAAAAGACCAGGTGTATCGGTCGTAAGCACATCACCTGCAGCTGCTTGCAATGCGGTTTTCTTTGATGCTGTGTATTCAGCAACAGCTTTGTTCATGTTTGCGAACGTGTCGCCACCGATGTGATAAGCGGCCATGAACTCGCCTGCGCTTGGCAATACGAATTCTTTTTTAGCTTGTGCGAAAATTGGTGCAGTAGGGATTGTTGCCTCGACTGCTGGTGCGGTTACTTCTGACATTTCTGGTTTCTCCTCTACTGGGGTTACTTCTTCATTTAACACTACTTCTTCGGGCTCTTGGTGGATACTCGCTGCGACTTTGGTGATGTTTGCGGCATCGCCAAAAGCGCCGATCGGAACTAGGGACAATTCCATCCAGTCGGCTGACTCAATGATCATTGTTCCTTCTTCGTCATACGAGAACTTGGTTGGGTTTACGCCAACCGATACTTGGTCAATGG